AGATTAGACGCGAGCTGTTAACCGTGTCCAGCACGATCAACCGCGCCAGATTGTGCGCCCGCTCGTAGGAGAAGACGCCCTTCACGCGCTTTTCAAGTTGTCGATACGTCCAGCCGTAGCGGTCCGCATCATCCAACAGCGCAGCCAGCAGAACGCCATTTTGGTCAGCTATGTCTTCGATCTTGAACACGATGCGGCGCATAAGGCCGTCGATCAGTTCGTGCTCCATCGAGAAGATACCCTCGTCCGTAAAGGCACGCGTACCGCGTTCCATGACGACTTTCCGTGTGATCGGCAGAACCGTGTTCCGCATCGACTTGTTAGCGAAGATCGTGTCGTACACCTTGGGCGCTTGTGTATCCGGGTCGCACAAGACGCTCATCATCGAGCCGCCACACGTTAGCTTCAACAGCTTCTGCAGGACGCGTTCTCGCTGCAGCTTGAACAACTTAAATAGTGCGTTCTCTGCTTCCTGCTCTTCGTCCTGTGTGGGCTGTTCCTCTTCGCCATCGTCCTCTTCATCCTCACCCTGCGGGCTTGCAGTCGGCTTGAGCGCATCTGGGACGACAGGAGCTGCAGACTCGTCGATGCCGAGCTGCTCGCGTACATACTCCGCACTCACGACACCCTTCTCTTTCAGCTTCAACAGGCGGTCTTCGATCTCGGTCTGATCACCCTTGATAGCGGGCACACTGTCGAGGTCGAACTTGATACCAACATCCTGCCCAAAGATCGGCCACAGTAGCTGTTTGTTCATCGCATCTTCGATTACCTTAAGGATCGGTGCGACCGTGTTGTTCCAGAAGTCCTTGTCCTGTGCGAGTGCGTTCGCGTAGTTCGCGTATTCCATTACACCACCGCGGAACGGTGGCAGGCCGAACACGCCGAATATCTTCTCGCGGTTGTGTTTCAGTAGGTCGAGGAACGCGATCTCTTTGTGCTTCTGATCCGGGTATTCGAACTTGCCGCCATAGCGGTTGATGAAAATCTTAAACGCCCGCTCTGCGCCACCCATGTCCGCACTCATCGCATCGAGAATCTGCAGATGCTGATCCTCGGTCAAGTCGTGGTTGGGTGTGAACATGAGATTCAATGTAGCACCGTAGCGGAAGAAGTTCGAGTTGAAGCGATTCACGAAGTAGTCCATCATGATCTCTTCACGCACGGTATTCACACGCCCGATGCCCCAGAACGGATCGTCCACGTCCATGTCGCGGATGTGGATCACACGGTCACGCGGGTACGTCTTCTGTGTGGGCGTATACTTGCCGAATCGGTAGTGGCGCGACTTGGTTGCGATATCCGCAGTGCGTGGATCACGCGGCCAGATTTCTACGTACGGGTTCGGACCTGTCATACGTTCGATGGTCATAATCGCGTTGCCGTCATTCAGATACGACTTGACGATGTGGTCCACGATGTCAGACCACGAGTGCTCCGGGTTCGGGCTCTTTAACAGCTCGTTGGCTGGATGATCAGCGTCCTCGATTTCACGCTCGGCCCCACGCACCAGCTCCTTCTGTGTGATGAAGACGGGCAGACACTTGATCGCATCCGAGATCGCCCGCGTCGCGATGTACACGTTCGCGTTGACCTTCGGCGCGTCAAGATCGTGTTGCGTCTTCGGGTGACGCTGCGTCCAATCCTGCGTGCTGTACTTGCGATAGACCTCGACGCCCGCAGCCTTATCTTTCAGGGCCACGAACGGTGCGCGGATGACTAGCCACACGCTCCGTGCGAATCTTTCTATCATCTGCAGCATTAGCTGATATCTCCTTTGACAAAGATCACTCGCACGATTTTGCCAGTGAGTAGTTTGGTCGTTAGCTTGACGTCGATGTCACGTGCGGGACGGAAGCCATGGGCCTGCATGAAACCCGTCACTTGCTTGCACGTTGTGCCGTATTCGGCGAAGTGTTCGACGCTGTATTCCACGACAGCGATCATCTGCTTGTTCTCGGTTAGGATGCTGCGTGCACCGTTCAGCACGTGCAGCTCCGCGCCTTCTACATCAATCTTGATGCCATCAATCTGTACTTTTTCGGGCGTGTTGGCGACGGAGTCGAGTGCGACACCCTGTACGCGCATGGCCTGTCGGCCCGCACGACCCACGCTGGCCACCTTGTGCCGGCTCGGATTCTCGTTGCGCTTCAAGTAGAGATACTCGGTACGATTCCACGCTGCGACCTGCACGGGCACGATGCCCGTCTCGGCCTGCTGCGCGTTCGCACGCAGTCGCACGAAGTTCTGGCTATCGGGTTCGAGGGCGTAGATCGTCGGCACGATGTTGTACCGATTCTGATACCACTCGGACAGCGACAGCGACCACAATCCGACGTGCGCTCCGACGTCAACGAAGACGCCTTTCAGTTTGCCAGCCTTGGCCACGCGGTCCAGATAGTCACACACGTAGTCGATTTCAGTGGCTTCATAGTCTTTCAAGCGGCACGCTGAGCACTTGCCGTGTCCACAGGGCTTGAGCGTGTATGCGAGTCGTTCTTTACTCATATCGACCAACTCCGCTTTTTAGGTTTCTCAGTTGTCGACTTTGGTTTAATCTCACCGATGATACGGACCTTGAGCTGTGTGTTCTCTTCCTCAGCCTTGTGACCCGTGTGCCACGACGTTCCAGCCGCGACGCTGCTTCGCATTCCACTGATCTTGTACGCGAGGTAGCGATAGCCGCTCGCATGGAAATAGTGGTCTTTCCCCTTTGTCCAGATCGGACGCCCACCACTGTCGGTGACGCGTGCGGATTCCCTCATCTGTTTCACGTACTCTTTGTTGTCCGCATGCTCCCAATCGGCCCGCACGTGTGCCTTGCCGTCGATGAGCAGTTTCACCATCGTATCAAGGTTCTCCGTGCGGTTCGTCTCGACAATCTGTTCCTTGTAGTCGAGTTTGTAATCAGTCTTAACTTGATCTTTGGGTCGGTAGTAGCACATCCACCGATGACCCTTGGCCTTGCAGAAGTCACGGACCTCTTCGTAACCGCCGCCTTGTGCGTCCACCACCGTGCACACGACGTTCCAATCGGTCTCCAGCTTCTCTACTTCGGACCATCGCGACACATTGACGTAGTGTACGTCGATCAGCTCTCCGTTCCACACGATACTGATCACGCACGTGAATTTCTTGCCTTGGTCAACGCCCATCACCGTGCGGAACACGGACGGGTCGAATTCGAAGTCTTCTCCGTCGTACACACTGCGTGCGAGTACTTGCTTCGACACCTTGAAATCGACATTCTCGTAGGTCACGCCGAGGTAGTTGTTGTGGAAGTTCTGCAGTGCGGTCGGGTTGTTCTGCGCCTTGATGAACCTCTTGAACAGCCACACAATGTCGTTTGGTTTCTTATGCTTGTTAGTGAACAGACGTGTGATGCGATAGCCACTCGGCTTCGGCTTGCGCTTCGTGCCTGGGTTCATCGCGATCCAGCGTCCCGGTCCCAGCCTGTCGAAGGGCTTGTCACACTCTGTACAGATCGGTCGGCCCGCAGCGTCACGCAGCTTCCACGTGTTCAGGTAGTGTTCGACGAAGTGCGTCTCCCACTCCATGATCTGCTCGTGTCCGCAGTGCTCACACGTTACGTGCCACTCCTTCTGATCACTCGCCATGAATTCGGCGTGGATGCCGTGGTTATCGCGGGTCGGGTTGCCGAATTTCCAGATCGTCGGGTAGGCCACGTTAGCCACACGGTCGTAGGCGTACCACAGGTTGTCTTGGTCCAGCTCGTCGTACTCATCGAACATCAACACGTCGCACGGGAACTCGAAGAAGTCCTTCTTGACGTTGCTGCCGACGAATTTCCAGCCGTGGCCGAAGATCGACTTATATACGTTGCTGTCGCTCTCAGTGTCACCACTCTTGATCGCATTCGCGTACAGTGGCGAGAAGTCTTTTATGCGATTCACACGGTCGCCGACGAACGTCTTGCGGTGCTCCTTACTCGGCAGGACGTACATGCCGCGCTTGCCCTTGTTGGCAAAGGTAAACATCGCACACAGCGCATGCTCGGTCATATGGACCTGCGAACACTTGATGATCACCATCTCGCGGCTGTTGTCCTTGTAGATGGCCGTCAACCACGGCTTATCCCGGAAAGTCATCCGCTCGCCCTTCGTCGTGCGATGGTGCATGAGACCCATGAACAGACGCGGGTACGTGTCCGCCATCTTGTCCAGACCTTCGCCCGTTAACATCTGAGCGTCACGTGTGATAGAGGACATTATGGTTCCGTCCGTCAAATCGACTCTTCCTTCGTGCGCTTGAACAGTTCAAGTATCTCGGCCTCGCCTTCGGCAGTGAGTTCAAAGCAGATCGCGCCATTCGCACAGATCACGACGAACTCGGCTGTACCTTCTGCTTCGAGTATCTTACGCACCACACCACCGTGGAAACCAAACGCAAACATCTCAATCGTGCAGCCATCCTTGGTGCGTGCGAACTGTCGCGCTATCGGGACGAATTGAGCCGACGTGCTGTCGGTCGGGTTGCCAACGAATGCGGCCCGCACTTCGAGCACGGAGTCGCAATCAACGAACATGCCGACCAGACGGTATTCAGGGTTGACACCGACCTTTTTCGCGATGCGAAGATCGTACGGAGCTTGGCTGTAAATCACACGTTGCTCGATCTTCTGCGAGTTCGGTATCTGCTGCTCGCTCGTGTCTTGCGGTGTAGCCGCAACCAACAGGAAGGCGAGCAATAGGATCGTTACGATTCGTTTCATCTTAAACCTTTCTGGCATCACACACATAAATCGATTTGCCACTACGTGTGAGCGTACGGTGTTGGGTGATGTCAAGGACACCAGCATAGTAAACGCGGATGCTCTCAATATCCGGGTAGACTCGCACGTGTGAGTACGAGTTGAAGTCCGGGACGGAGAAGATCACACGGGTGCCACTCGGTATGTGCTGCAGGACGCGCTTGTCATCCAGATGCTCGAATACCTCAAGCGCGATGACCGTCTCGGCGCACTGCCACGCTTCGGCGTCGTACGCGTTGGCGCGGTACACCAAAGGACGCACGATCGGTGGGCACATCCGCAGGGCCTGCAGGCTGAAATCAAAGCCCGCGTACTTGAAACCAAGACGGACGATGCGATCTGCGAGGGCACCAGTGCCACAGCCACATTCGAGGACGCTGGCTTTCGTGCCTTCTAGCCAGCCGATCACTACGTCGTAGATGTGATCAAAGCGTGTGGTGTCGTAGCCGCCTTTGCGTCCGTAGATCGCATCGTATTAGGCCGCGCCCTCTTCGCGTCGTCCTGTTGGTTCAACTGCCATGGTGCTCCTTTATATTTTAATAAGGTGTGGCGCACACCGCAAACGCCACACCCTCAGTGAGACCGTGCCGACAACACAGCCTAAGCTTCCTTTTCTGAGTCAAACTCGACGAAAATCCACGACTGTTGATCGTCGCCAATCTCTCGACTCTGATTACCCGCTACCATCTCGTTCAAGACGGTGATGTCTTTCGCACTGGTT